GAAACGGCAAATCACATTGGGCTTTATCAGAAATGCCTGAAATGTCCGGATTATGGCGTGACCTGCAACGGACCGAAACTGGCGGCTCTGGGTGATATTATGGTTGTGCGGGAATTTCACAGAGCAATCAAAGCCGCCCGCGGTATTACCTTGAAAGATATTGCCAAAGCTGCCCCGTCTATCAGTGAGTATACCGTCAATGATTATTTTTCCCATTCCGTGAAGGATTTCAAGTGGACTACTGTCGGCGTGATCGACAATGCCTTGACAGCTATCTGCGGAAACCGGGTCGGACAACCCTTGCTTGACAATCCCTGTCCTGCCACATCCTACGAGATTACCGCCCAGATGGAGGGCCTGCGCCAGCAGATCGCCGAAGAACGGGCAAAGAACGAAAAATTACAGCAGGACATCGCCCGCAATGCCGAAGAATACATCCAGCAAATGGCGCTCCAGCGTAAAGGCCATATTGAAGAACGGGAAGTCCGCGAGCGTTCCATTGCCTATCTTCGTGGACAGGCAGAACGCCTCCAAAAGGATGTGGACGAAGAAAGAGCCCAGGGCGCCGATTTTTTGAAACGAATAGACGAGAAAAACACCATAATTGACGAGCAGCAAAAGGTAATTGCAGAATTAAATAAAACCATTTTGGATATCACCAGGGAAAACGAGCGGGAACGCCGCCGGGCAAACTTACAGAAAAGTTTTATTGTTCTGCTGTTTGTGGTTACACTTGTAGCCCTGACCTGTTATCTGGTTTGGGATATCATGCACCCAGGTGCAGGTTTGTTCCATTGGTAAAAAAGCCGCCCCTGTCTGACTCACAGGAGCGGCAACACAAGAAATCCACACATCCGAAGGGGATTTTCTATGCCCTTTTATCATAGCAAATCCCTCCGCAAATTGCAAGGAGGATTTATGAGAGAACGAATTCCGGGCGCTATGATAAACGCCCGTTACTCCACTGACAATCAGAATCCGGACAGCATCGAAGTGCAGGTGACCAAATGCAAGGAATGGTGCCATCAGAACGGTGTGCCCATCCTGGGCATCTTTGCCGATGAAGCCACCTCCGGCATGAAGGATTCCAGACCGCAGTACGAAAATATGATGATGCAGCTGCGGCAGGGAATCGGGGATACCGTTGTGATCTATGACCAATCCCGGATGTTCCGGAAAATGACCGCTTGGTTTACCTTCCGGGATGAAATGACTTCCATGGGCGTCAAGGTGATCTCTGTCACCCAGCCCATGATCGGCAAGGATCTGCGAGATCCCACCAACTTCCTGACTGAGGGCAGCATGGCCCTGTTCAATCAGATCTGGGCATTGCAGAGCCGTCAGAAGACGTTGGAAAAGATGCGCCATATGGCCCGGAACGGTCAGCACACAGGCGGAAAGCCGGCCCTTGGGTATCATGTCAAGGATGGCAGACTGGTGATCTGCGAGGAAGAGGCCAAGATCGTCCGCAGGATCTTCGAAGAATACGCTTCGGGCAAGTCCTACCGGGAAATAATCGCCGGGCTGAACCGGGACGGCATTAAAACCAAGCGGGGAAATGCTTTTGGCAACAACAGCCTCCATGACCTGATGCGCAATGAAAAATATATCGGTGTTCTGCTCTACGGGAAAGCTCCCTACCGGGAAGACGGGACAAGAGACACCCACAGCAGGGATGACCCTTATGTGATCTGCGTAGAGGATGCCATCCCGCCTATCGTCAGCAAAGAACTGTTTGAAAAAGTGCAGAAGCAAATGGCTCAGAACAAGCGCCAGCAGGGCGGCAGGCCGCCTGTAAAGCGAGAATACCCGTTGAAAGGAAAAGTGTTCTGTGGAGACTGCAAGTCCGCCATGACCATCACCACAAGCCAGCAGAAGTATAATTATTACCGCTGCACTGCCAAAAAGCGTCTGCACACCTGTGAAGCAGCTCCCATCAGCGCAGAGTACCTGGAGAACCGTGTTGCGGATGCATTGAGAATGGTGCTGGGCAAGCCGGAAGAGACAAACGGTCTGATACAGATCCTTCGGGATCAGGCCGAACAGTTACAGGCCGGTGCCGTAAATAGTCTTCAGGATCTGATCCAGCAAGAAAAGGACGTTACCACTAAGCTGAATAACGCTGTCGAGGCTGTTCTAAATGGCCTTTACAGTGAAACAGTAAAATCCAGAATTGCAGCCCTGGAACAGCAGAAAGCCACCATCGCAAAAGAAATGCGTACCCTCAAAGCAGCCGTTGACGCATCCGCCATCCCGGAAAGAAAGCTTCGGGATATCCTGGATCTGATCATTTCCAGCACAGACAGCGACGCAAACATATTGCTTTCCATTGTCTACCGTGTAGAAGTAGGAAAAGACACGATCACAATCTGGACAATCCTGGACTCAGACCCAACTGGAATAATAGACGACACCTCCGGAGGAGTGACAATAACTCTTGGTGTCCCTTCCGGTGTACCAAGAGTTTTTGTCACGGATCGTTATATCCGAATCACTGTGGCAAGGTAAACAAAGCCTCCTGATGTAATATCAGGAGGCTTTTCTCATGCTCAATGCTTCACAATATCCCGCCAATAGCGGCCCACTTTATCATCTTCGGCATCGCCGTCATCAATGAAGTCATGGGCCAGAGATGCCCAGATTTCGGGCTTGTCGGCTCCGTGTTTGATCATGGTTTTGCCGTAATCGGAAAACAGCATATTCATGACCACCCAGAATTCGCAGGGACGGTGACTGTAACCGTACTGGTTCATCACAGCTGTAGTCTGATCCATGGTCCACCGGGCAGGGGGATTCATATGCTTGGCCCACTCGCGGGCATCCTCTTCGGTAAATTCGTGGTGCATATGCGCCATGTTCCGCATAGCCTCGCACATGATGTTGAGCTTTTCCGCATTGGCGCAGGTCAAGGGCATTTTCTCCATGAACTCCTTGAGCCACTTTTCAATGTTCTGCTGAGTAAAATCCATTTATGCCTCCTTTATGTAACGACACAAAATGTCGATTTCCTGCTTTCCTAATTTGATGGTGCCGATCTTGGGGATCGTCACCGGGAACTTGTCCGCCCCCAGATGGGGAACAAACGCATTGTACAGGGCATCAATGTCAATGGTGCCCGCTTCTGGGTTGTATACGCCCAGGGCTGCCACGATTGGGGTATTGCCGTACGCTTTGATCAGGTTCGGCATATTCGCCGCCAGGAGGCCCGCACCGCCTACCACGACGGCCTTCTGCCAACCTTCAAAGGCTCCGGCGATATGAGCGTCAATAAACCGGGTGAAACCGGTCTGTACCTGCTGAATGGTTGCCATAGTTACCTCCATAGGTTAGATTTTTTGGGGGCGGTGATCCGCCCCCTTGCCAGTGGTTAAGTGGTGCTTGCAGGAGTAACGGTCACAGTCACGTCACCCCAGCCGGGGCAGATGGAGCCATTGGGAACGACCAGTTTGGTCAGACCCATCAGCTGGGCGATCTGGCCCTGGATGCAGGAGATGGTGCCGATCTGAGCGGCGTTGAAGACCTTCTGTTCACACAGCTCGCCTTCCACCTTGGCAAACTTGCCGTCCACATAGTCCCGCAGCTTGCCAATCTCACCGATGGTGTAGAAATTGGCATCCCGCAGCTTGACTTCGGTCTCCAGCTCTGCGATCCGGGCGGACTGAGCGGCTTCGTACCGGTTCACGGGCATATTGTCAGAATTGACAGCAGCCCCGTTATTCCAGCCACCAAACAGGTTGGGAACAATACCGGAATTGATAGCGCCCAGCGTCAGACCAGCAATGCCGGTGCCCAGTGCAGCGCCCGCGAGTCCCTTGGAAGCATAGTTTCTATCGACTTCTACCATTTTGTTTACCTCCGTTTTTAATAGTACCAAGGTTTCCCTTGATCTACCCTGATTTTACTATACAAAGGGTCTTCCAACACGCAGACTTGCCGCAGCCTTTGCGAAGGATTCCCGTTGCAAAAACGAAGGAAAAGCGAAGCAAAAATGAAGGGCCTCCCGGTTCTGGGAGGCCCTTCATCATTTGATACCGATAATTTTCGTTGGTAAAAACTCTATGCCGGTTCTGACATGTAACACACTGTTTGTCTCGTAGCTTATAGGCTCGCAACAATTAACACATTTAGCCGGCATTATCATCGCTCCGGACTTTGTTTTGTCCATCTTTATTTCATGGCCGCAAAAATCACAAATAAGACTATTGTCTCCAATAATCCAACTCATTGCTATTCCCTCCTGACATATAACTCTTATATGTGAATTATACCATATACCCGCTAAATTGTCACCTTTTTTTCGTTTCTTTGGCATCTGCCTGGGTGTCAGGATTGGGGAGAATGGCTGTACTTCGTCGTAGATCTTCCAGATGGTGTCCCGCATGGTGTTCACGGTCCGGTCAGAGACGTTGAGCGTGTTTGCTGTCTGGATAATGCTTGCCCGTGGGTTGATCATATCGTCAAAGACCTTTTCCAGCTCCGGTGTCAGATTTGCCAGATACTTGAATTCTTTGACCTTCAGGGCGTTCCAAACAACATAATTTGCCATAGGCAGTTACTCCCCTACATTTGCTCCATCCGCCAATCCCTCTGCGATCAGATAACCCAGCACCGCAGCGCCCTGCAGGATCAGGCCAGAGATGGTTTCGGCGGTTTCTGCGTCGCCGTCAAAGGCCACGATCAGGCCGGAGACAAAACCGGCCACGGCTACCCACAGTTTTCGGCTGGTCAGCTTACGAATGATATCCTGTTTGGTCATATGTAGTTCCTCCTTACTGCATGATGCTGATACAAACGTTTTCCCACTTTTTGTAGGCATCGAAGTACAGTTCTTTCTTGTCCCCGTTGTATGTCAGCTCATAGTACATCCCGTCAAATAAAGTGGTGGACAGCAAAACCTTGTTGTTTTGCAAAGTCTTACACATCCAGACAATGAAAACATCGTCCTCGGTGATTTCCTTACAGTCGGTTGCATCCAGATGTGCATTGGCATACTTTACGACTTCACGCTTTGCCCATGCTGCAAATTCTTTTTCGTTCATAATTAGTTAACCTCCATCAAATAATTTCCCACTTCTGCATCTCTGCATAGATGTGGTCGATAAAGCTGTTTCCTCCCAGGGCCTTATATGCTTTGTAGCACTGGGTCATGTTTTTGTATTCGTACTCCCGGAGCTGGTTTTCGTCGTGGTGACGGTAGTAGATCCGGACGATCTCCGAGCGGAGGAGACACCGCTGCCCCTCCCGCAGGGCTTCTGTGCCCATGAGCCATTCCCGGACGGGACGGATCAGCAGGGCGGCACAGGTGAGAATCTGGCAGATATCCCCTGCGTGGTCTGCCAAGATGCTTAAAATATCCATCGGTCTCACCTCCCGTCAGCGTTCGTCCCACCGGGAATACACGCCGTCGTCGATGTGGATGCCCCAGTCGTAGATGCCGATGCCGCCGGTGTTGCCCATGACGGCTTCAGCGGCTGCCTTCATTTCCACCGGAGTCACACCCACCGGGCATCCCAGATCCATGGCGCCGCCGGTCATGTGGTTGCTGTTGGCCACACCTCCCTGGATGGAATTCCAGGTGGCGCACCGCAGGCCGCTGTTGACGGGAATGGGCTTTCCCACACGTCTGCGAATAGCATCAGCGAAACGAACGGTTGCCTCGTGAGGCTCTGACGGGAAGCCGTTGCAGTATTTTCCCTTGCACTGGCACCGGAATTCCTCCCGGTTGAAGAATTCGATCTCAGCCCAGAAGGTGCCGGTCTCTGCCTCCGTTGTGTCCGAATCGTTCACCGGTTCCCGTCTCAGAAACCCGATGGCAAC